ATAACTTCCGTGTAGATACTCAACAGTAGTCTACCGAAGTTATAGCAAAAAGAACTTGTCACCCTACATAGTTTTTACATCGTGTAGGCGATGGTGATGAGTCTGGCGGCCAAACAGCGACGTTGTCGCGTCTCGCAGCGTCGGACCCTAGACACAGTCCGGCGAGCTCTTAACTCGTGGTGTCTCATTTTCGGAAAGGAAACCGTAAAGTTTGACCCACCCCTTACGGGGTGCTCCGACTTGTCACGCTCCGTGAAGCAGCTTCTTCAAAATTGCCCCTCCTTTAACCAGGAAGAGGTTATGGCCTTTCAGTCCATAAAGAAGTTGCTACCGTCGAGCTGCAAGTGTCAGGAGGAAGGTTTCCTGGATGGTCTGATGGAGAGTATGGTCCGCTCTCCTCGGAATCTTCCCTTTGGGTACATGAAGTTCGTTGAGAGGGAGGTTAGCCGCCTTTTTCCTTGCGGCTGGGATGACACTTATCGTGAGCATTGCTACACGACGTCACCGCCCCTCTCATCGACTCTCGAAAGTGGTCGCAAGGCTGGTGGCTGTCTGACGACAGCCATAGACCAGTCGGACTACTTATCGGCAGTTCTTGGTACCTCCGTTCCCCCCGAACTCTCTTCCTTCACACGACCGATGGTAGTGCAATCCGCCGGCAAACCTCGTCCTTTGACGAAGTTTAGCGAGGATTCACTGCTGATTAAGCCTCTTCATAAAGCGATTTACGATAGAATATCGCGGCAGAAGTGGCTTTGCAGAGGTGATGTGAAGTCCGAGACGCTTGACAAAGCGGGGTTTCGCGTTGGGCTTGGCGTGTTGGTCAGTGGCGATTACAAGTCGGCCACCGATAACCTTCCGTTGGAAGTTGCTGAGACAGTTCTGAAGGTGATACTGCGCAAATCTAGTAGGGTCCCCGAGGGGATTCGAGAGTATGCGCAGAGGATCCTTCGTCCTTGTTTCGCTCGGGCGGGCGAGGTCGTTGAGGTGACATCAGGTCAGCAGATGGGCTCTTTATTGAGCTTTCCGCTACTGTGTATCCAAAACTACCTCGCCTTCAAATGGGCGAACCGTCAAAGCAGCCAGGGGGATGTACCGTTACTCATTAACGGTGACGACATCCTCTTCCAGACTTCTGATCCACTCTTTACCAAGGAGTGGATGCGGGTTGTTGGTGAGGTCGGCTTGGAGGTCGAGCAGACCAAGACGAGCGTGGCTATGGGCTACGGGTCTCTAAACTCCACACTTCTAAAGTGGCGGAGCGGTAGACTTCGTGTAGTCCCCACACTTCGTTTTGGAATGCTGCGTTCCATGCCATTGGCGAACTCCCTTTCCCAGTCTTTCTCTTCTTTTGCCTGTGCCGGCCTTCCTGCTCAGGTTCGCTTTAACGCGGGCCTGGAGTACTTGAAGTGGCATGCTCCTCTTATTCGTCGCACCGGCCTTGCTCCTAATGAGCTCGGTTTCCGCGGACGGTTCGCTTGGAGGTGCTTTCTTAAGGTCGGATTGCTAAGGAATCAGAAGAGGAGGATAGCTGACGACCCCCTCGCTACGTTCGATAAGTCTCTTCCTGCGGCACCGTGTCCACATAACATCATTCTTACGAAATCTGTTGTGGAGTGGGTGCCTTCCTTGTCAAAAGAGGAAGAGATGATGAACCGGCGAGAGATGGCGGCTTGGAAGTGGAGAGTGAGGGAGAGCTTCCGTCAGAGTGGCGATTCTGTCAGGATCAAATATTGGCTGGGGCTTTCGCGCCCGGCCGTATCGATCCCTAGTCTCATCGCTCTGGAGGAAGCGAATAGGAAGGTACCGGACTGGTACCAGAGGGTGAAGGAGGCTTACTTCGAACCTCGGAAGGCGGTGCAAAA